GCCCCACGAGGTTGGGGAGTACGTCGCGACGGAGCCGGTCGAGGGAACTGTACGCTCCCGACATCCCCCCGGCCAGGCCATCCTTGAAGTCCCCGCGGGAGATGTCGGTGGAGTAGTCGGCCTTCTGCTTCTCTCGGTTATCTGCCGCATCTTGCTCTGCGATGCGCGTGGCGATGCTCTTCGATGCATCCAGACTGTTGGCGTAGAGACCTTCCCTGAGTTTCCTCTCGTTCTCCCCGAGGTCGTACGCCGCCTTGCTACGGTCAAGCCCGGTGAGCGCATCCGCGCCTCCCGCGGCCAAGTCCTTCTGCAGGTCTCGGATACGGATCTGGAGGTCCAGTATCTCCCCCGTGTCCAGACGGGCGCTGTCCCAGTAGTCCAGCGACTTACCCCCCACCGCTCCACCAGAGGCGAACCGGAGCATACCTGACTGGATGGCCGCGCGCATCCGGTAGACGCCGGTCTGGCCGCCCGCCTTCTGCACGTCGTCCGCCGTGAGGACGTGCTCACCGTTCGACAGGAGCGCCGGGATGCTGTCGCTCGTGCCGGTGCCCGGCCCCGCGATCGCGCCTCCCGTCGCGCGCCCCTGGGATGCCGCGTACGCCGCCCGCAGTTTCTCGGTGACCGTCGCCGACGCCGGAAGGTTGCTCAGGGCCGCTTTCACGGCGGTGATCTTGGCGAGCGCGGTGTCTGTGTCCACATTGATCGCGATCGAGGGGGGAGGCTTCAGAGCGTCGAGGTCGCCCTGGAGTAGCGACAAGTAGGACGTGGCCTCAGTCGTGTCGACCCCGACCTTGGGGTTCTCAATCGCCTCAACTCCCTCAGCCCAGTCCTGGCCGGTCGCCAGGCCCTGCCGCAGGTAGAGCTCCGCTACCTCCAGCAGTTCAGCGGCGGACATGTCCTTCAGGACCGCGATCTGCGCCGCGCCCTCAGGCCCCAGGCCACGGAGCTCGTTTATCATCTCCTGCGCCGCCACCTGGAGGTCGGCAGGCATCTCATCCTTGACCCTGCCGGTCAGCACGAGCAGGTTAGCGGCCCAGGCCTCCTGAGCCTCTACCTGCTTCTGGAGCTCCGTGATGTACTGGTCCGCAGATACTGTCTGGCCGTCGTAGAAGTCCTCCCACGAGTCCGTCGTGCTCTCTGTCGCTTCTGCCGCGGAGGTGGCCCAGTCCTTCTGCGCGTCAATGGCGCCCTGGTACACGTCCCCCAGGGTGAGGAAGGATGTGAAGGAGTCGACGATGGCGGAGATGTACTCCTCGTGGGCCATCTGGGCGGCAACTTCCGCCGCAGTGACGGAGGCGGCCGACTCTGCGGTGCCGTCGTACGCGATCCCGAGCTTCTCGGCGGTGGCGGCGAGACCGCCAGTTGCATCGGCGGCGAGGATCGTTTGAACCTCCGTCCCCGCCAGGGCGTCCGCATAGTCCGGAAGCAGTGTCTTCACTTCATCGATTGAGACACCCGCCTCGTCGGCAATCGCCGCCAGCGCCTTCGCGGCCTCTTCGGGGGCCCCCGACAGGACGAGCGAGGTGAGCCCCTCGTCGACCGTCGAGAAAAATTCTTCGGCCTGCTTGCGCCCGGTCGACGTTGACTGCCCAAGCGTCAAGAGCGAGGCCGAGAAGTTGTCGATATTCTGCCCGACGCTCGGCTCCTTGAGGATGCGCCACGCCTCTCCGATGCTGTCGATGTTGGCAAAGAACGGCTGATTGCCAGTTATGTTCGCTGAATACAGCAGGTCACTAAGAGACGTCGATGCGATGTCCGCGCCGTCAGCCAGGGCCAGAAGCGCCTTGGTTGACTCGCCGGTCCCGAGGTCGCCACCGAGCACATTCATGGACCAGTCCTGCGTGGCGGCAAGCACCGAGGCGGCGGCAAATGCGGCCGCCAGGACACCGACCGCCTTCGTGGCCTTGCCGAACCCGCGCGTCATCTTGTTGGCGGTAGCCTCGCTCACGACCCCCGTGGCGACCATCGCCGCCTTGAGGGTGGACAGTGCGCTCACGACCTGACTGATAGCGAGCACCCCAAGGATGGCGAGGCCACCACCACCAACGAGAGTCAGGATGACATCTTGGATGGCCGGGGGTAGTTCACCGAACTCTTCGACGAGGCTGGTGACCTGCTGCACAGCAAAACGCATCCGGCTATCGGCGGACTCGCCCAGGTTGATCATGGAGCGCTCCCACGTAGCGCTCAGTTTCTTGACGTCGCCGTTGAGGCTGTCCATCATCTTCGCCGCGGAGTCCGCGGCGAAGCCCGCGTCATCAACCTTGTCGATCCACTCCGCGACGCGATCACCGCCCTCACGGTAGAGCAGTGAGGCGGCGCGGGTGGCGTCGGCACCGAAGATGGTGGCAAGTGCCTGGTTCCGTTGCTCCTCGCTCAACTTGCCCATGCTGGACTGGAGGTTGTTCGCGAGGGTCTCCATGTCGACCATCTCGCCGTTGGCCCCGTAGACCTCGAGCCCGATTTCCTTCATGAGTTTCGCGGCCTTGGTGGATGGGCCTGCGAGGTGGAGAAGCATCGTACGGAGGGAGGTACCCGCGTCAGAGCCGATCAGGCCAGTGGAGGCGAAGAAGGCGAGCGTGCCGGTGGTCTCCTCGATGGACATCCCGAACTGGTTGGCGACGAGGCCAGACTGCTTCAGGGCGAAGCCAAGTTCGTGGGCTGAGCCCTGCGCCTTGGCCGCGCCTGCCGCCAGGAGGTCGGCGACGTGGGCAGAGTATACCCCTTCGAGTTCGAACTGATTGAGGGCCGACGCCATGATCTTAGCCGCCTCCGCGGCGTCCATGGTTTCGACAGCCGCGAGCGACAGAGCCCCCGCCAGGGCTCCCCCGAGGACGTCCGTGGCGGAGACACCGGCCTTCGTGAGTTCGTAGATGGAGTCCGAGGCTCCAATGGCGTCGTACCCGAGTTTGATGACTTCGTCGCTCTTGGCGGCGTCCTTCAAATCCCCGATGCGCGCGGCGGCCTCTTCGCTGACGGCCACGGAGCGTTGCATCGCATGGTCGAACTGCGCCCACTTGACCACCGCGACTGCGGCTGTCGCCGTCAGTGCGATACCGAGGAGGCCGACCTGCGACTGCAGAGCGCGCGTCTTGGTCTGCATGTTCGTCGTCTCCGACGCCATCGCGGCAGAGGCGGTCTTCAGCCCCGCCGTGAACTGCCCGGTGCGGACCAGGAGGTCTACCACCACGACGCGGTTCGCCATTCCCGGCTCCTTTCAGGTGGTCACGCCTACCCGTGTAGGCTAGGCTTATAGGTGTTGCCCGTACCAGGGTACTAGACAAACCGAGAACACAGGAGGCCAAGATGGCTTACGGCACATTTGAAGACTACGAACGTTTGGCGCGCACCAACGAAGACCGCTTCGAGCAGATTGAAATTGAGCTCAACCGTGCGCTGGAGCTCCTCAGCCAGGATAGCGTCGAGAAGGCCACGGAGCGCGTAGACCAGGCCGCACACATGGCGGGCGAAGGGGTCCGTCTCAACCTAGTGGCGACACAGAAATGAAGGTCTTGTACTCGGATGACCTAGCCGACGCGTACCGGGGGTCCTACTACACGCTCTGCGGTGCTGGTCTCCCCCTCGAAGAGTGGGTCTCAGGCTACGAGAGACTGCTCGGGGAGCGTGAGATCGGCAAGCCGGTGGAGTGGTTCCAGACCACGGGCGAAGCGGTGAACGCCTACGCGGCCACGGTCAAGAGAGGGCCGATCCTCCTCAACGACAGGTTCAAGCCCGACCTGACCCTCCTGATGTTCCCCCTGACTGACCTCCACGTCGGTCACCTGGCGATGTTCAAGATCATCATGCAAGACCGGTGGTTCGAGGACATCATCGACGACATGCGCGTGGCCCGTGGCTAAGTTCGGGTGGTGCATGGAGCGCCCACCGCACCGGAACTGCAGGATCCGGTTCTGGTCCGCCATGACCGGCAAGACATACGTCTGTGATTGCCCCTGCCACGCAGAAAACGACAAGGCTCTGAAGGAGTTGATCTAGATGGAACACGGCACCGTGCAGATGTACCGCAAAGAACTTAGGGAGAAAGCCCTCGGTGGCCCCGGACCTTGCGAGGAGTGCAAGGCCGCTCAGGCCTCGTACATTGCCGGGTATCGGTTGGTACACGGTCGGGAGCGCCAGTCAGAAACGGCGACCGCCCGTATCCGCCGCAAGGCGGCGAGCCGACTGGCGCAGGAGTACCCGGAGCGCTACGCAGAGCTCGTGGCTGAAGAGAGCGCGTTGTCCGCGTTGCTGTAAGCTCCGAGGCGGGCACAGAAGGGCCGGGTGGCTGTAACCACCCGGCCCTTTGTCGTACGCCCGCCTCAGACCATCCTCGCTAGCCCTCGAGACCTTTGAGGCCCGCCGCCAGCCCGCCCGCCACGTCAGCCAACCCCGCGTCGCTCTCGGCGGGCTTGACCCGCCTCGCTTCTGCGGGGCGTACTTCTTCGCCTACGTAGGTGTCAACGACCCTCAGCAAGACCCCCGGCTCCATGTCCTTCGTCGCGCGGCGGTACTCCTCCAGTGCCGCTTGCGCGTAGTCCACGGACTCGTCGTTGACCTCGTACCAACCATCCCTCTCGGGATCGGTCGCCTCCCGCAGAGGGAAGCCGAACTCGTTGACGTTTTCTTCGTACAGAGCGAGGCCCTCCGCAAGCGCCCGGGACCGCAGAGACCAGGCCGTCCCAGGTTCTTTCGCACCTAGGTAGACCTCGGGCTCTGCGCCCCAGGCGCGAGCGGTGCGGAGGGCCAGACGGATACCGGGGCTACGCTCAAGCCCCCGGGCGATGTGGGGCCATGATGTTCACGCCCTCAGCCGTCAGGCTCTCGAGGGCCGCCACCAGTTCCCGGATGTGGGGTTGTCCGCCGGGGCGGGCCTTGAGGCGGCGGAGGCCCTCAAGGCTGGGGGCTGGCTTCTCCTCCCCCTTGACCACGACCTTCATGACGGAAAGCGCGAGGCACCGAAGGTTGAGTTCGTCGGTGTACTCCTTCATCGCCAAGATGAAGGCTTCGAACTTCTTGACGTACGCCGCCTGCATCTGGTTCGAGGGCTTGGCCCCCGGCTTGTTTGGCGCGACGGGCAGAGGGAGGTCGATCTCCTTCTGAACAGCCTGCACTTCGGATTCGTCGAGGCGGCGCAACGTCCAGACCTCGGAGTCGTCGGTGTACTGCTTCCACAGACGTTCTGCCTCGGTGTAGAGCTCCTCGAGCCGCTTGCGCATCTCGCCGGTCAGGCCGTCTTCGGACAGTGCCTCGTCCTCGCGGGCCGCGCGCACCTGGTCGCCCAGGGACTCCTCGCCCAGGGAGGCCTCCTTCTTAGGCTTCGCCACGGGTGCGAGCTCCGCCTCCAGCGCCCGGATCTGGTCCAGGACCGGCTGGTACTGCGCGTAGATGGACGGGTTGCGGTAGAGCGTGACGTTCGCTTGGAGGAACGAGACGCCCTCCTCGATCCAGTCCTCAAGTGGGGTCTCGTTGAGTTCGTACTCGGTGGACATCTTGTCCCTCTCCTGTTAGATGACTATCGGGGCTACTCCACGGGGGAGTAGCCCCGATAGGGGACATATTAGCGGACTAGGCCGCGACGACGCCGTTGAGCTCCGCGCGCTGGACGCCGAGCGGGACCACGCGCTTGATGTAACCTGCGCGGTCCGAGGGCTTCTGGGGGTTGTCGGTGACGACCTCGTACACCTGGTACGTGTCGCCAGCGGCCCACGCCTGGTCGTAGCGAGGGCCCTCGCGCTCAACGAACCAGAGCGCCGTGCCCTTCTCCTTCAGGGCCTGGTACACCATGTCCTCGAGGACCTCGGTCTTGCCGTCCTCGTCGAGGTACCAGAACGGAGTAACGGAACCCTCGTAGTTCGAGGCACCGTAGGTGACCGCGTTGCCCTCGGAGCAGAGCTCCGTGTCCGGCACGGTGTCCGAGGCGGTGGGCGAGAGGCGGTAGTCCGACTTCAGGATGCGGCACGAGGCGTCGATCCCTGCAGTCAGGGCCGCCACGGGGATCGCCGCGAGGTTGGTGGGCTTGGTGGTGAGGATAGCGAGACGCGTGCGCGCGTCGGCCAGGGTCTTCGGCATAACCGATCACTCCTTCTTGTCGTCGTCGCCGGCCTTCGCCGACCCGTCGGTTGAATGGATTTGGGGCTTCGCCACTTCGCCTGTACGCGGAGTGGACGGCTGTTGGGCCTCGCGGGCCTTCTGCGAGGGGGTCTTGCTGAACGGCTTGGAGAGGATGGGGTGCTCCATCCAGTGCTCGGGCACACGGACGATCTCGCCGGTGTCTTTGCGGTAGACCTTCATCATGTTTGCCTCTCGTAGATGTACCCTGCTCGAAATACTAGCAGGACGAACCAGCGGTTGGGGAGTACTTCTGTGTCCAGCACGACAGGAGCCCACGTCTGGCTGTCGCGCAAGCGCTCCATGGTGGGGAGGGGGATCCAGTGGTCCAGCGCCGCCCGCACGACCCCTGCCGCTTCCAGTGTCCAGGCGGGGTCCCCGCTGGCGACAGTGATGTGCGTCTCCGACGTGCTGGCCCCCGCCGTGTCGCCGCTGAGGTCCTCAGCATCCTGATCACTCATGCCCGCCGTACCCCAAATCACGGCGTAGGGGTACGCACGCTGTGTGGAGTCGGAGGGGAGGTCCTCGGGCACCGCGCCGACGTAGGTGTTGACGTTCGGTGCCCGTGCCGCGAGCCGGGCCTCAATGGCGGCGACGATGTCTGAGGTGTTCATAGGAACTCATCCACCATTTCGCCGATCAGGAGTTCCACCTGGTCAGCAGCGAGTTCTACCCCAGGCATCAGGTAGGGGCGTGGGGCCATCCGGCTCGTACCGCTCTCGACGAAGGAGGCGTAGTCCTCGGTCGCCTCGGCCCTCATGATGAAGTTCCAGCCGTGGTTCGTGGTGGCGCGGAACGCGATGGAGGCCTGGAGGTCCCCTGTGTCCACCGGCACTATCCGCTGGGACAGCATCTCGCCAGAGCGGGCGGCGTCATCCATGAGGCTCTTGATGAGTGGGCGAACCTCCATCGGGAAGTCCCGCAGGCGGGCCGCGAAGGTGGTGGAAACGTAGATACCAGGCATCAGCCGTTCGTCCTCCCCACCATCTCGCTACAGTCGAGGACCACCCCGAAGGAGAGTCCTGAGTGCCTTGACTTGATGACACGAAGTGTAGCGCTCGCTATCGCGCTGAGGCCATTACCGTCCACCGACTCGACCCGCACCGTCATGCCTGAGTCGGGGAGTACGGTGAAGGTCGTGGTGCGGGGCAGTGCCACCAGGATGACAGCCGTGGTGGTGACCTGGTCGGCGTTGTCTTTCGTGAAGGGCCGGTCCAGGTCGTAGGACACCCTCGCGGGGCCGGTGTAGATGACGTTGTCAGTGCCGACCGTAGGGCCATCGGCCGCGGTCCAGCCGGTGGCGTTGCCCTTGAGGACGGTGACCACCGCGTTCATAGCCCCGTCGCTGACCTCGCCGTGCTTCGCACCCCACCTAGGGTGTACAACCTTCGCTCCCGGGAACGGCATTACCAGACCTCGCGCTCTGCGGCCTCGCGGCTTGCGGGCGCGTACGGGGTGAAGGCGACAACACCGAAGTACGCGTCCTGAGCACCGTCTTCGGTCTGTGCCTCTTCGCGGTCCGCCTGGCGGCGCAAGGAGGCGGCACGGGTACGGAGGGAGTTGGCGACCTTAGCGCCGTCAGTCTGGAGGCCGTCCACGGTCTGCATGACCTTGGAGACCAGCGCCTCGCTGGAGGCTATCGCGTCAAGCGCGTCGGCGGCGGCTCGGTTGATCGGCGCGCGCGGGGTGACAGGGCCGTCAGCGGCCACGCCATAGCGGGTGAGGTAGCCCGCGATCATCTCGGGAGTGAGGAGGAAGTTGGCCTCATCGACGTCAGACACCAAGAGGCGCACCTGACCATCAGCCTGGGTGAAGGTGATGGACATGGTGCGCCTCCTGGGTCTTGGGTATCGGTAGGTGAAGCCTAGCGGTTAGGCCCCGACGCCGATGTACAGAGCGTCGTCGTACAGGGCCGCGCCGCCCGCAACGTGGCGAACGCGGTACTGGATGGTGTCGTCGTCGAACGAGCCCTCCTCAGGGCCGATCGAGCCGCCACCAACGCGAGAGCCCTGGTCGTTCTTGACCCGAAGGTCAGGGGCCTCTTCGCCGGCCAAGAACGCGGTGCCCCAGGTGGGCTTCACGGTCGAGTTGGGTCCGGCCTGGAGGTACCAGGTCTTCGCGACGTTGGAGTAGCCCGAGCCGACGATGTCGAGCCAGGGGTTGACAACCACCTCGGGCGTCGCGACGAGGCCGTTGCCTGCGCGCACGTCGCCCGTGGCGGGGTCCTCGTTGCGGATGACGTTGACGATGTCAGCCGCCGCCTGAGCGAGAGCCGTCGGCACCATCAGGATGGGGTTGGGGACAACGACCGGGCGGCCGTCCTCGTCCTTGCGCTGAGCGATGGCGTTCAGGCCAAGGTTCAGCGAGGTCTTGGACAGCGTCTGAGCCGCCACTGCCCGCGCCGAAGCGAAGGCAGAGAGGCCAGTGCCCCCAGCGTTGAAGAACGGGGCGAGCGCGATGCGCTCTTCCGTCTCCCGCGCGGCGATGGCGAGGCGCTGGGGGAAGTCCCTGAACGCACCCAGGTCGTCGTTCTTGATCATCTCCCACGTGAGCGGGAAACGAGCGCCGTACTTGTCGACGCTGAACTCGCGCTCGGACTCGCTGGCCTTGCGTGCCGGGTACTCGCTGGCCTCGCGGACCTTCTCGAGTGCGCCACGGCCACCCATGATGTCGACCAACTTCTTCGGGCGGAAGTCGTTGACGATGAGGCGCTTGGAGAACTTCTGCCAGACGGGCGCGATTGCGCCGTACTCGCCCTGGAGCTCCCGGACGTAGGCCGCGCCGAGCAGGATCGGGAAGTCGCTCTTGGTGAGCGTCTCCTGAAGTTCTGCGCGTGCGCGGAGGTTGCCGTTCATGGCTCGCTGGAAGAGCTCGCGAGCCTCCAGGATCTGCTTGTTCGTGTGCATAATCATCGATCCCTTCAGGAGGTCGCGAGGCGGACGCGGAGGGTGCCCGTGCCGCCCGTGGTGGTCTTGGCCTCGATCGCGTGTCCGATCAGGACACCCGTCGTGGAGGTCTTGTCGATGAGGCCGACCTTGGCCCCAGCGGTCGGTGCGCCACCGCCGACGGCGTGCGCGTAGATCGCGTCACCGATGGCGTAGGTTGCGTTGCCGACCGAGAAGCCCGTGTACGGGCCGAACTCGTAGCCGCCGTCGAACCAGATGGTGGCCTTGCCGTCGCGGGCGTCGTAGTCGGTCTGCGCGACACCGCCGATGTTGCTGAAGGTGACGATGTCACCCGACTTGACCGCCGAGTCGACGGGCAGGCCGAGGTGCTGGGCGTTGCGGAAGATTTCATTGGTCGTCATGTCAGGCCTCCTTCACGATGCGGCCGGAGAGGCGGGCGAGGCCCGCGTCGAGGTCGGCCTCGCTGATGTCTGCGCCGGTCGGCGTAGCGTCGTGACCCAGGCCCTTGACCTGGCCCTGACCCCACGCCTCCGCGATCTCCGCGGCGGCCTCCGACGCAAGCGTCTTCATGGCCTCCTCGTCAACCTCGCCGGCTTCGGTGAGCGTGAACTGCGTCGCCACTGCGGCGACCGTCCTGGGGGCGGAAACCTCGAGGGCACTGAACGCACCCTCTGCGATTTCCGTCGCGGTCTTCAAGTGCTTCTGGTGGAGGAGCGTACGCTCCGCCTCCTGAGCGCGGGCCTCTGCGGCCAAGGCGCGAGCCTCGGCGGCGGTCGCCAGCGCCTGCGCCTCTTCGAGTGTTGCCATCTCGTCCTCCAAGGACTCGGTGTTGGGTTGGGTGTTGGGCGACCCGCTCGGTACAGCGACCGGGACGTATACGGTGGTCGCACGAACTTCTGTGCGATCTCCGGTAAGATTGAAGGCCTCGTCGTAGGACTGCTGATACGTCTTGTAGGAGCTGTCCTCAACGGTGAAGTATGCCACCCTCGCGGCCGGATCGTAGTCGCGGAGCCACACGTACACGCCGCCGGAGTCGTTCTCGGGGGGTGTGCCGTACGCTCCGCGGACCATCTTCTCGAGGGACTCGCGCACGTCTGAATTGAGGGCCTCTTCCACCTTGAGGGTGGGGGGCGTTGCCGCCTGGAGCCCCTTCTCCATGGCGTGCTCGAGGACCTCGACAATGTGACCCCCACGGCCCGCCTTCGTGACGAAGTCGATGCTGAGCCCCTCGGTGAGCCTGTGGACGATGACGCCGGTGCGCCCTTCGGCCTCCCCCTCCTCCACGTCGGCGGTGGCCCGGATGCTGACCCCGATGTACGGGGCCATCTCTGCCAGGCTCTCACGCCACGCTGGGAAGGTCTTGACGGGGCCGCGTAGCCCCTTCACGGCCTCGTCGTACGTGGCGTCCTCGGTGAGCACCGCCGCCAGGTAGTTCAGGTCCCGCACAGGGCGGTCCTCGGCCTCCTGTGACGTGGGGTGGTTGATGAACATCTGGGTCCCCGCGGGGAACACCACGTCCTTCGCGGCTTCCTGGAGCGTGGCGCTCCCGTAATAGCCGCTGGAGCCCCAGCCTTCGTTAACGAAGACGATGTCGAGCATCCCGGTGCCTGCCAGGGGCGTCGCGGCCTCCGCGAAGGTCCGTGCTTCGGTGATCGTTGTCATCTGCTCATCCTCTCCTGCGCGTCAGCGTACCGCATCACGAGGCCGCCTGGCGCTCATCTGGTGTCTTTTCTGCGTCCGAGCCGTCGTTCTGCCCATCGCGGAAGGTGTTGTCCTTGTCCCCCACCGTCGGTGCGGGCGGGAGCGCCATAGGGTCCCAGTCCGCGAACAGGTCACCGAATTCCTTCAGCAGGTCGTCCACGTTGGGCACCTTGAGCGCTTCGAGCATGAGGCGTAGCGTGACCAGCGGGGGCATCTTGCCGGTGCCGTCCGCGTTGACGATGGCCTGAATGGCCGCCGCCGTGGAGGTGTCTGCCAGGCTCGGCCACATGATGTCGACCGTGGTGGCCTTCGCCCCACGTACGGTGACAACCTCCTCGTCGGTCCATGTGTCGCGCGTGACGGTGCCGTTGAGCGAGCCCTGCGGCGCGATCACCGCCCACCGCACCGCGTAGAGCGACATCTGCCGGAAGGCGTAGTCCCACACCCGGCGACGTCGTTGCATCTCGTTCACCGTGGGGGTGTCCAGCGTCTCCGCGACAGCGCGCGCGCCAGTCTGGCCGGGGTCTCCGAGCAGTACCGTCACCGGGATGCCGAGGGCCGCCGCCACCATCGCCGCGATGGGCTTGCCACTCTCGCTGTCGATGGTGGCCCCCGTCTTAGGGATGGCCTCCATCTGGGTGCCCGCGTCCAGGGTGGCTGTGCTCCCTACGGGAACACCGTTCTGCGTGGCCCTCGCGATGGCCTGGCGCAACTGGTCAGCCTTGCCCGCTGAACCGCCGCTGATCTTGAACGCGAACTGGCTGAGGGCCTTGACCAGCACCGCCCAGTCCGCGAGGAAGTCGCGGTAGGTGCGCGCCCAGGGGAGGGCCGCGTAGGCGTCACCGATGCCGAACTTCCACCCGTCCAGCGCGTTCACCTTCACGTGCAGGTACGGGGCCTCCCAGTGGACCTTCACGCCGCTGATGTTGCGGATCTTGCGAGCCGGGCGGTACGTCAGTGAGGGGTGGTACTCGCGAACCCTCTCGATGCGGCGCACGCCATCGGAGGTGACCTCTGTCTTGTCGTACTCCCGAAGGTAGAACCAGGGGTCGTCCTTGTCGTCGGGGTTGCAGATGACATCTGTCACCTCGTCGAACGATACGGTCCTGATCTTGATGTGGCCGGTGCGTGGGTTCGGGAAGAATGCGAACGTCAGGTTGCCGTCGGTACCCAGGGTGCGCTCGTTCTCCTCGGTGGCCGTCTCGCCGAACACCGCCCGCTGGTTCCCGGGGTCGAGGACCATCCGCTGGATGACTTCGTTCACCCCCTCGTGCTCCGACTTGAGGGTGAATCCCTCCCCGAAGATGTAGCCGCACCGCACGCTGAGTCCCCGCTTGATCAGGGGGTTGGCGATCGCCAGCACACGGGCGATGGCCGCCGACTTGCGGAGGCCCTCCCTCGAGAACTCGGTCTCCCCATTGGAGAGCAGGCTGTTCCAGCCCTCGTTATCCAGGGCGAGTTCGAGACGGCCGATGGCCTCTTGGGCTATCTCCAGCGAGTGCTCGACGCGCGCGGCGCGCTCGTTAGCCTCCGCGAGTTGCGTCCTCATCCGGGCCACGGTGATCTCCTTCGGTAGGTCAGTACCCGCCAAGGATAGCGCGAGGATCGTCGCCACCTAGGCCGATAAGGTCTTCAACTGTCTGATACTCGTGGTCCAAGTTCATCAGTGGGTGCAGTAGCACCCGGTTCGCGGCCTGCGACATTGCGTCTACCGTGTCGTCGTGCCCGCCTGCGGGGAACTGCTCGCACTCTAGCGTCAGGCGCACCACGTTCGGTAGGACCTCGGGCGTGGGCAGGATGATGTTCTGGCTGTGCGCCAGGGGGCTGATCGCCGCCGCGCGGGCATACTTCGACCCCTCCGGCTCGACAGGGATCAGGCCGGGCACCTCGCGGTCTAGTGCGTTGATGACGGCGGGGCCGTTGGCCTTGTCCTCGACGTACTTCGCGATAGCCTGGGGCCACTTCGCGCTGAGGGCGCGGACCGCCTGGATGGTCTCGTTGAACCCCATGCGCTTCCGGACCATGTCCAGAAGGAACATGTCGTGGCCCACGCGCATCCATACCTGCCCCACCACGAAGTCGCTGGACTTGGTGTCCTTGAACGTCATGTCCCAAGACTGCACCACCTCCTGCGCCCCCGGCACGACGCAGGTGCCGTTCGGCATCTCCAGCCAGATCGGGCTTGAGTACCGCGCCCACTCGACTGGGAACAGGTTCCCAGCCGCCGCCGTGGGGCTTCCTTGGTACAGGGAGGCCCAGGTGGTGGGACCCGCGGCTCGCTCACGGGCCTTCCACTGGTCCTCGGAGCGCCTTCGCGCGCTCTCCATGTACTCGCCAGGGTTGCGGCCCAGCGGGTCCTTCTCCCCCTTGTTGGGGTCGTAGTCCGCGCGCGCCTGGATGTTCAGCACCGTCCAGACGTTCGGCCGCAGAGGCTTCTCGGGGTCGTACACATCGTAGAGATCCGCGCCGGGGGCGGTGTCCTCGTCTTCGCCGCCCTCCTCGCCGTGCCTCTTCATGAGACGCCCGGCCAGGTCGTCGTGGTGCCACCGCGTCAGGATGATGACGACGGGCGCACCAGGGGCGAGACGGGAGCTCACGGTGTCGGTCCACCACGACCACACCGACTCCCGGAAGACCTCAGAGTCGGCTTCCGCGCGGTCCTTGATCGGGTCGTCAATGATCATGAGGTCTGCGGGCCGACCGGTGAGGCCCGACCCCACACCCACGGACAGGACACCGCCGCTGAAGCCCGCGAGCGTCCAGTCGTGGACCGCCCCGTTGTCCGCGGCGATGCGGATGCCCAGGTCGAACTCGTTGATGCGCCTGCGAATGGCCCGTCCGTTACGCGCCGCCAAGGCTGAGCCGTAGGACGCACACACGATGCGGTCGTCGGGCTTCTGGGCCAGCCACCACGCCGGGAAGTCTCCTGCGACCCTCACCGACTTGCCCTCCTGGGGTGCCATCGTGATGATGAGCCGGGAGTCGGGCGTGTCGCGCACCTTCACGAGCGCCTGGTCTACGAGGTCCAGCGCGGGAGTGCGGACCGTCTTCGGGTTGACGGTGGCGGCGAGTTCCCCAGGGGTGGCCCAGCGCACCTTCTTGTCCTTGTTCCAGTTCAGGGCCTTGTCCCGGAGGGCATCGCTGAGTGCGTTGCTCACCAGAGCCTCCACCACTTCTTGTGAATCGCGCACGGGCCGGTGTGACAGAACGGCCGCGAGCACCACCACGGCCAGGGCCATCGGTCGTACGCGCAGGGAGAGGGCTTCATACTCCTGACATCTCCAGGTCCTTCGCGAGAGCCGCGATCTGGAGGGGCACCACCGAGTCGGCGCTCATGAGCTGTGCCGGTGTGAGGTTCAGCGCGTTGAGGATCTGGCGGATACGTCCGACGATGACATCGGCACCCGCCTCAGCGAGCCGGACGCGGCGCTCTTCCACTCCTGCACGGAGGGCCATCGCGGCGGCCCGCACCATGCGCTCGCGCTCGCTCTGGTACATCTGGAACCAGACGTGCGCGCCGGTGTGGTAGGCAGTGTCCGTGCCGGGGAACTGCGTGGCGTTCGTGTCCTTCTCCTCGGTCTGCCCCCAGATGAGCGGGTGCATCGGGTCGTCCAGGTCCTCCTGACCTACCATCTCCTGCACGCGGGCGCGTAGGAACGCGACGTTCGCGGCGCTCTCGCGTACCTCCTGCAGGAGTGCCTCCGTCGGCGTGATGTCGTAGTCCACGAGGCCGAGCATGTTGGCCGCGTGCGCGGCGACCTGTTCGTTACGGAACCTAGTGACTGCCGCGCCGGTCGCTTGCGTCTTGCCGCCGTGACGGATGCAGACGTCACCTCCGGGAACCGGATACGCCTTGCAGGGCTTCAACGTTCGTGAGTTGTGCGCCTTGCAACTCGGGCCGCCGGAGGGATTTCGGTGAGCCTGGTGGCACTTCTGACAGTCTTCCATTGTGGCCTCCTTACCCGGTCATCGTAGCAGGGAGGGAAGGTTACGACGCGTCCAGAAAATCCACCAAAAAATTCGGGGGGTCCGTCGGCCCCGTGAAACCGTGAAACTTTCCACGATTGTCAGTCCGGTAGCGGCGGGGCCAGAAGCGCGCATGGGGCACGCAACTGACCAACCTAACGGCGTAGGCCGCGCGGTGCGTAGTGCACCGCGCGGCCTAGCGCGCTACGCTTGCGGCGTGCCCGTAGCCGTAAACGGCAGGCGCACGTAGTTACCGGCGGCACCGCGCACGGTGGCACCCGGCACAACCTTGGCAAGCGCGGCGGCGTGCGCCGGGGTTGTGCGTAGGTCCAAGTTACCGCGGTTAGCGTACGCCGTGCCCGGCGTGCCTGCCACGGTAACGCGCACGCCCTTGCCCCAACCGGCCCACGGTGCCGTAGGCGCGGCCAGTACCACCGGCACCGGCAAGGTGGCAAGGTAGGCAAGGTGTGGCACCTTAGCGGCAGGCGTACCGGTAACAACGGTGTGGCTAGCCCCGTGTGGCGCCGTAGCGGCGGCGGGCGCCGTAGCGGCGGCGGGCGCCTTAGCGGCGGCGGGTGCGGTGCGGGTGTTGGTTGCGGTGCGGGTGTTGTTTGCCATTTTAGGCCCCTTATTTTTAGTAGTTTTAGCGGGCCGGGCTGGCCTGCTACTTACAGGGTACGCCTACCGGCATGGTAGGCGCAAACCAACCGGACACGTATTTACCTGGTGTGGTAAATGCCACACGGAGTTGCGTTTACCCGCTGGGCGTGCTATGGCGAGCGAGCGAGCGAGCGAGCGGAGCG